TTAAATTAAAAAATTTTACCCAACCCCCCCCCCCCCCCCCTAATTTTAAGACTTTTAGCCGTTTTCGGAAACTTTTTCCGGCTGGAAAAAAACGGCATAAATACCCCCGTTTGGAGTCCCCTCTCGTCTGTGCCTGGAACGGTTCCGTTCTACGCATAGCGTCTGTGGGTAAGAAGACTGTCAGCAAAAATACACTTTTTCAACCCCCTTAAAAATTGGGAACACCCCGGGGCGAGGGTCCTACACTCTTACCCGAGAAATAACTTTTCTCACATTTTCGTGTCAAGACCTATTTACGCGGTCTGGGGGCAGTATATACATAACCGCGTTAGAAATGTCCGCAAAGCCGTCTGCCTCTATTGTAAACAATATGAGCTCTGCTGATGCCCCCAAGACCGTGAAGAAGGCCGCCGCTGCCCCCAAGAAGGCCGCTGTGCCTGCCCCTGCCGCCGCTGCGTCCCCTGCTCCGGCCGCTGAGCCCAAGGCCGCGAAGGCCCCCCGCAAGACGGCGGCCAAGACCGAGGTCGTTGTGCCGACGGTCGCTGCCCCGGCTGTGCCCCTCCCCCCGTCCCCGGCGACGGAGGTCGCTGCCGGTGCCGCTGCCCCGGCGTCGATCGCTGGCGTTGTTGACCGTATCCGCGAGCTCCGCTCCCGCCTGGCGAACGATCTGAAGGAGATCATCGCCGACACGCTCCTGGCTGCCAAGACGGCGGCCCGTGAGGTCAAGGATGCGAAGCGTAAGCGTCGTGTCAAGAAGGACGTCGCCGACATGACGCCCGAGGAGAAGACGGCGTGGGAGCTCCGCCGCTCCAAGAACGCGTTCCTGAAGCCGCGTGCCCTGTCCGCCGACCTGTGCTCGTTCATGAAGCTCCCGGCCGGCTCGCAGCGTTCGCAGACGGAGGTCACGAAGTTCGTGTCGAACTACGTCAAGGAGAACTCGTGCTTTGACCCTGCCAACAAGCGTCACATCATCCCTGATGGTGTGCTGTCCCGCCTGCTGAAGGTCAAGGACACGGACACGGTCACGTACCTGAACCTCCAGTCGTTCCTCAAGATCCACTTCCTCAAGGCTTAAGCGTGTAAATATGAGACGTTCGAGCAACGTATGAAGCTTTAAACGTATTTTTTTGGGGCATAAGTCTCATAAAACTAGGTTTATACGTAGGGTTGGGCATGGCGGGATCGGGAGGGGGAGCGGGAGTCTTGGCACCAAACACGACACGTTCGTGGTCGTGGTACGCGATATAATTATCCTTTTTATCAATTTGATTAGTGTATAGGTGCATGTTGTGTACGGGAACATTACATTTTTCGATGAGATGTCCTCCAACGTTAGTATCTTCGGAAGGACTAAAATCTGCGTCCATATCTTGAAGATATTTCAGTGCCCTCGACGAAAGGTAGTACAGGGGTCCTCCACAGTATACAGACTTGAGGTTTTTACCTGGGCAGTAGTTATACGTTACATTTCCGGCATAATCATCCCGCGTTGACTCGATATACTGTATCAACTTAGGAACGTTGACGAGTACATCATCATCAATTTTTACAACGAATGACGGATTGAACTGTTTGTAAACAAACTGCAATCCTGCTTTGATCTTGTATGGAAGTCCAAGGTACGTGTCTGGGCATCGAAGAATACACTCGTGTGATTCACTATTATAAGAATAATCACCCTGTAGATTCATGTCACCACGTAGTATTACGTAATCTATCGCTGGAGGTATGTCATTTATCCAAGCGAGGAGGGGAACTCGATTGGATGAGTAACAGCTGATGATCATAATGCACCCCCCCGCCATGGGTTCTATTTATACATTGTGAATATAACATCCGGGGAAAAAATACCCGTCGAGCGTGAACTCCAGATCATTGAACCACCTGGAAGGAAGGCAGAGTGGGCGGTTAGGGTTCAGATAAGCCCCCCACCATGAAAATGATGAATTGGCAGTGATGCCAGCCTTGCACTGTGTCATGAGATACAGGGTATCAAGTTCGTTCTCGTCGATAATCTCATAGTCTAGACCTTTTAGATACTCCTGCTTTTGACAGTATTCGCGGTCATTTGTAAAGACTGAGAATCGGGTAATCCCCTTCTCCTTCATAAACTGAATTGTGGATGGGTAGTACCGTTTTGCAAGGCCTATGTCGTGAAGCCAGTGGCCGACATAATCCCCACCCCGAACATGGAGAAAGCAGCTCTCGGACAGTTTAGGATACTTTACAAGAAGAGCCGGGTTCTCAAACGTCAACATATCCCGAAACCCTGGAGGGACATACTTCCAACTATGAAAGTAACCAACAAATAACGTATTTTCTCGTATATGAATTGGCTCGGGTAGTAAAGCACGCAGTTTTGGAGGTTCATTGATTTGGTTAAGGGGTACTACGACATTCCCCTGTTCGAATTTTCTGAGAATTGTGCTGAAGTAATCGGTAGACGAATGGGGAGACCGATGGGAGTGCTTATGCGATAGGATAACCGAATGATCTTTTCCCCACAGGGTGACAGCAGCAACCTGGAACAGCCAGTTGCCGAGCCCACCCATCAAGTACGGAATTACAAGAACCATTTTATAGTACTCCTGTTATATAGGAGTAAATAGTAATGGCGAATCCTTACGTTATCAACCTAGATAATCGGACTGACAGGTGGGAGAGACTACAGAACGATTGGAAGGGGGCGTTTCAGCTTACACGTGTACCTGCTATTCAGGAAACTCCTGGGTGGGTTGGTTGTGCTCTGTCACACGTGAAAGTTATCGAAGAGGCGAAGCAGCGAGGTGATCCTATGGTCTTGGTGTGGGAAGATGATTGCAAGCCCAGGAACCGCCACCCCCTTGCAATACGGGAACTCTGGAATGAAGTATCCTACAAGCTTCTAATGTGCCGAGATCAATGGGATGTTGTTCTAGGTGGAACGTCTAGGGCGTTCAAAAGTGTAATCTACAATAAGGGATTATCAACACGCAACGTCGAAGTGTACGACCTCCCCCACGGCTTCACAACACACTGGACACTGTACAATTCTTCCTCCTACGATCGTATGATCGAGTGGAAGAACGTACGTTCCCCTCAGATTGATGTGTACCTGTTCCAGAAATTCCGTGTAAAAACTATCATTCCGTTCCTGGCAGGACAGGTTCCGGGGTACAGCGATATCGAAGGAATAGAAATTGATTATGATGGCATGTTTGATGAGACAGAAACCAGTATTGCTGCAACAAAGCTACAGACACTGTCTTCAATCATACATAGGGCACCGGCAATTCAGTTCCCAAAATTCATGACCCGTTGAATATTGGTTTCAATACTCGTATACTGTTTGGCTCTCTCGTAATTTGCTTCGATAACTGGAAGAAACAGGTTATACGGTGGAAGATGTCTACACTTTGCATTGAAATCGTTGCAGGATGTAGAGTCAAGAATGATCCATCCGCGAGTATCAAACCAGTTGGAAATATTGGGACAACCGTAATAGATGGGTATAGTTTTTGTGATGAGACAGTCCATCAATTTCTCAGTAAAGTAATTATTTTGACGGGTGTTTTCTATGACTACGGCGTACTGGTAATCAAGAAATAGGGCTTCCTTACCGCCTCGGAGAACAGGGTTAGTTTCTTTACCCTGTCGGAGAAGCGGATTATCAAGTCCAATAGATGGAATGATAGGGTTATCTTTAGACGATCGGTACCAGGTGATAGGTGCTTGTATACGTTTCTGATTCCGATAAAGATCTAATCTGAATAGGTGTCCGTCGGTGTGATTCTTTGTTCCGGTCAGGCATGACACTTTCGGTTGTTTCCTGGATATATCAATCGAATTATATACGGAAGGGGGTATCCACGTTGTACCCCAAACATATAAACGGGCATTGGGACACACTTTCAAGATTTCGTCGTCGTGTGTAAGTATGATGTCGAAGTTCTTGTGATTGTCAATGAACATCTGGCGATGATGAAGGATAGCATCGGGTTCGGCTTGGAGACCAATTAACACGATATCCTGTCTTGTACCTTTATCAATAAATGGCGAATCGATTGCGAAGTATATGTTCTTTGAGGTCTCTGGAAACGCTGATAGGGATAACCACGCATTTTGTTCGTATGGCATTTAACGATTATCTATAATTGATATAACAAACAGAAGATGACAACGTGCATAGTCTCTGCTTACTTTAAAATTCCAAGTAAGCGACCACATGAGTGGTATATCGACCATGTTGTTCGTTTCTTTCGGGGAGTAAGGGGAAACGTCGTGTTCTTTACAACACCCGATGTCATCGATGAAGTACAGAAACACACAAAGACCGATCATGTGAAAATTATTTACATGCAGTTCGACGAGATCCACGCGTTTAGCTCAGCATGGGGTAGGGAGTTCTGGGAAAGACAGTATAGTCGTGATCGGGAAAGATATCATTCTCCAGAACTCGGAGCAATTTGGTATGAAAAACGCGAATTTATCCGGAAGGCTATGGACATGGTAGAGTCTGACGTATATATTTGGTGCGATGCAGGGTGTGTACGAGACAGCCTCTCCGAAACAGGTCTCTCCTCTCTCGGACAGCGGAAGACGTTTGATACGAACGATGGTCGTATCCACCTACAACATGTATGTAATGCGAGTTATTTCAGGTTTTATATGTACCCCAACGCGTTTGTAGGCTGTGCAATCATAAGTGGAAACAAATCAGCATGGACATCGTATCGAAGTGTCTATGATGACATACTTACAAAATATGATAAGCATGAGATATCCGGTATATCTGATCAGTACGTTACACAGTCATGCATCATAAAAGAACCGGACTTATTTGTACTCCATAACGAAACTACGATAGGAGACCTGTGGTTTAAGTTTTTACACCTTCTTTGACATAATCTTGTAGAGTTCGTAGATATGCTTGACACGTACATCCCACGAAAAGTGTTCAATCCCATACTTCCGTATTTCAGCACGCGACGATAGCGACACTTCTCGGTTCTCCCGTATCTTCTGCGAAACGTAGTCCAGATCCTCCAGTTTATCGTCAGGAATCACTGTAATCCACGGTTTTGATACATCGAGATTTGCTGCTGCGACCCTACTGACAACAACGCCCAGACCGCAAATGAGAGCTTCGCAGGTCACAAGGGGGTGGGCTTCTCCGTCACTTAATAGGACTAGATTCGCATAGTCAGTCAGAGAATCGTAAAGCATCGGCTTTATCCACTCTCCAAGATACCGAGGGTTTGATGACGCGAATTTGGGGCATATAATGTTTCCCGCGAAGTAGAGAGAATCGATCCACTGGTACTTATACTGCTTTTTCCGCTCTTCGATCTTTGCCAGGTAGATTGAGCGATCCGGATACTTGGGAGTCTCTGTGTAACGGAAGAGCTTATCGTTGGCTCCGTTTGGGGCTACGTATATACGGTTCGGACTACAGCCCCCACCCAGGTAGCGTTGACGGATACCCTCAGACAGTGCACAGATGACAAACTTCCCACCCACAAATCCCCTAAAAATACGCTCATAGTACCCATCCTTGAAGTTGGGGTGTTCGAGATATCCGTAGTGTGAAGTTGCAATCTTATTTGGACAGGTGATCTGGCCCATGATGTGATAGAGTTCATCATACTGCAAGTGAACGATATCGGGATTGAGTGCGTTCACCTGCTGAACGATATCCTCGGGTTTCGGAGTATTCACAATATGAACATCAACCCCCATGGATTTTAGGGTCTCGGAAATATCCCAAATAAGACTCTCGACTGCCCCCCATCCGCGAGGGGGGATAGACATAATACCCGGACCAACTAGAACAACTCGCATTTAGATAATAATCAGTTTACTATCTAAATACGAATGACAGACCTAAGTGCATACTTCCAGTGCCATAAAAACCCATATGCAACCTATGAGAGCCTAAAAAGGTTTCGAGAGTTCTACCCAACTGGACCTATTCTTTTATTGAGTGATAATGGGTATGATTACACTGAAATGGCAAAACACTTTAACTGTACGTACCTACATGAAACCACCAGCTGTAGACTTACTTTACCTATACGCGATGGTTACCAGTCAACTGTTGAGCGTCTTCGTAAGGTGTTCTCGATGATTTCAACTGAGTATTTCATGCTGCTGGAAGATGACGTACACGTATTCGCAAGGTATTCCGAGCAGTTCAAAGGAGACATCAACGGAAACTGCATTAATACACTCCGATCAAGCGTTCTGAACAATATTCCATTTAGTGCTGTCAAGAACGAGGACAAGTATTTCACCGGTCATGGAGGATCTGTCTATAAAACTGCGACTATGGTTCGACTTCTAGACAATAAGGATCAAATCGATTGGCTACTTGATCACTGGGAAAAAGTTGGACTTGGTCCGATGGTGGACGTTGATATCTTTTTGTCCCTGCTTGTCGTTGTGAATGGTGGTAGAATACATCACCTTTCAGAACACAAGGATTTGTTAACAAACCGTGTAACAGACACGGTTGGGATAGCAGCTCTTCATCAGGTAAAGTATTTTTACGGAAAGGAACTTCCGGATAATTTATTATTTTTGGTCAAATAGACTTACTGCAGAATGCGTAATAATTAATATAGTTCTGTCTTGGATTATTTTTGATAAAGTATAATCTATCTTTATAAACGGGTAGTATAAAACCAAACAATGTTTGTTCGTTGTCAACTCGCTCCTTCTCTATAAACTCTTGGATGTATAGATTATTTCCCATCGTACAGATATTCATCAACAACTCTCGGTTACCTCCGAAAAATCCTGCCATTATAAAGTTCGTATTCGTTCCAATATACTCATCAATCAAACCAGGATTGTTTAGAATTGTGGTAAGTTCGTTTTCTTTTCCGACCTGGAACAATATCTTATTAGATTCATGCAATGTATTTATAAGTTCTGTATTGAATACGGCCGCTGCCATATCAAAGTTCATAAAACGACTGATCCCTGCGTCTATCCAAAAAAACATATCTGTACCGAATGGATTATCTACTATGCCATCGAGTATCCATTTAAACTTGCTGTTCACAACTGGTATGTACTCGTAACACTTATTTTCCAGTCCATTTGGATACTTAATACTGTTCTTAAATGGCGTAGTTTCAAGAATACGTTTTACCGTGGGCACGGTAGAGTAAAAGGGGACTTCCTCTAAAGTCGTATAAACAACCTTTGTTGGTAAATTCTTGCGAACGTGTTCAATAATCCGCTTATTCTTTAGTTCGGTGTATATGATCATAGGGGCTGGAACAGTTAGCGTTTTTGAAAACCATTCCTGATATTGTGCAAAACTCCGGTTGTCATGTTCTTCTCTTTTGATTTCGTATAGTGCAGTAACAAGGGTAAACGACATGGCTATGATTATATGGATATAGAGTCATACTCATATGTAAACCCCAATGTTTACATACATAGTGCACGAACAAGTTCAATCGCCCTATTCACGTAGGTATGGTTATTTTGAACATACTTCATTGCGTTAATGATTCTCTCCTTGTTATTGCGTTCTTTCATAGCCATTGAAAATAGTTCATTCATATTACTACTATAAATAACGTGCTCTCCCAATATTTCCTTGACGTAACGAGAATCTGTTATACCTAGATGTCCATAACTAATCGCTTTGAGAACGCGACATGGTAAATAACCAGTTTCCAGATGATTTTTTCCATTTTTGATACCAAATAGTCGTACGTCATCTGCCGTTCCAGTGGGTCTGAAATCAGGAGCCAGAATAGATTTCTGCATCAAAAGTTTATTCATTTCAAAGGTTTTAGGAGACTGCCATGGATCGGATGTAACCCACTGAATACGGTTATTTTCACAGATTCGCCTGAAGTTAGGATAGTTGATTGATTGTACACCGGATCCAATGTAGTATATGACGTTTTCCCGTTGGATATTGATGTCGTTATAATTAAATTCATGAGGGAGTAGATCTGTACCCCAGTATAAATAGATGCACTCATAGTTCATTTCCTTAACAGGGTGTCCCCGTTTAGAAACGTGGATATCTTTATTCGTCGTGAGTTTTTCGTACTTTGAATGTGGAGAAATATCGATTAAAGTATGTGTGCCGTCATCAAGATTAAAGTCATTATTTATATCATGGATTTCCTTAACATTAAACCGAATCTCTATAAGTCTACAACCGCTCTGAATATATTTTTCTGGATAAATAGCATTGTGAACAAAATAGGTGGACGTAGATAGAATTGGAATGTTTGCATCGGCATACCCCTCTGTAATAAAAAGGCAGTTGTTGTAGTCGAAGTCCTTGGGATAATTATTATCGTCAAACCAGTATGTGTCCTTTTCAAACCCCTGCTTAAATACCTTCACCCACATGGCATGAATATACGAATGGGTGTGTGTATGAAGAGGAAATCCCCAAACAATAACTTTTGAATACGAGTCTAATCGTTCCTTTTCGTGTTGGGTCAGTTTATCAACATACATTTTAGGTATACCGAGTAGGTATCACGTAATAGCCTTGTAGCGTGCTAGAATGTCAGTCGTGTTCAAATGAGGCAGTTGATTGTAGTAGCTATAGTGTCCTACAACACAGCTTCCATATAGAATATTCGGCTTGTTATTGATCATTGGATAATAGAACCCAATCCAACTCTCTTCTTCTTCGGTTGGAATGCCCTTCATGTCCTCGCCCCTCCACGAAATCGCCTGAATAGATACACACTCGAAGTTTGAGAGTTCTATATTTGGGATGTAAAGCTTCTCCGGATTTTTTGTGTTTTCAAGAAGCCCCCGATGAAGAAATTCACAGAACTGAGTATCGCCCCAGTAAAGGGGATCGAGAAAGGCCGAACCAGGAAAATAATCATGCAGGCGAAGGGTTGTTACATCACGAGATCGAACGTTATCAACATTGATTTGCGATTGAACAGATTTCCATCGTTCGAGAATGTCAGAGGATCGCGGATACCGAAGTACACCGTTCTTCTGAAGGAATGCTGACGTAAAGATGTTGTTTATGATGATTGGGTAAACCATGAAGTGTGTTGTGTCTGCAATTCGAAACTGAATAAACCGCTTGAAGCCATCGATATCGATATACACGATATCGTCATCCAGACGCACATAAACAGTATCAGGATCATTGCAGTAGCTGAAAAAATGCCCTATGACTGAAGGTGTACCGAATCCCGGCTGTTCCCTGTCAAACAGGCGAATGATCTTTGTATAGTCGTTCTCTAGCGAGAGAACGTACTCGCGATCTCCATCGTTTTTCACGTTGAACCAGAGATGCCATTCATTGATAATACCCCGGGAGTATAGCTTGTCCATATATGTCTTCAAAATAGATAGCGTCGCCCGACGCCCTGCTGGTGTTACGCAAACAACTTTCATTTGTATTTACCGTCATGTGATATATCTAAATAATAATGAAAGCGTTCCAAACCAGCCATGGTATCATGTATGCACTGCCAAATGATGAAGCATTCGTCAAGAGTCTCGCACGTGGCCAGGTGTTTGAAGAAGAAATTATCCTGAAGTCTGTTCTTCCACAGATCACATCGAGTCCTGGGAAAAAGGTGGTTCTTGATGTAGGTGGACATATCGGATCGCACACACTGTTGTATGCAAAATATATTCCAGACTCTATTGTCTATACCTTTGAACCCCAGTCTGTTCTTTTCGCAATTCTGGAAAAGAATATTCAAACGAATGGACTGGCAAATGTTCGACTCTACAACAATGCAGTAGGTCATGAGTGCCGTAGGTGTACAATGTCAAAAATGTTATATGACGGGTATGACTGTGATATAGACTATAATACCAGTAAGAAACTAAACTACGGAGGATTACAGCTTGGAAAAAACGGCGAACCAACGACCATGATTACGATTGATTCCCTGAAACTTCCGCAGTGCGATTACATCAAGATCGACGTTGAAGGAGCAGAATCACTTGTATTGATCGGTGCTTCTGAAACCATACAAAAATTTAAACCCATTATTTTCTTTGAGTACACGGATAAACGCGTAAACGAAGAAATGAAAACATCTATGGGCATTGCGACTGTTGTACCAGATCCGGTCGATTTCCTTCTACAACAGGGGTATACGATTACAAACATCGATGAAAATAATAAGATAGCTAAATTCCTGCAAGGTTGAGACCAATATTAATCGCTCGCTTAGGGATCTTATACAAAGACATCAAATCTCGAAGCATAAATTCTGCAAGGCCTCCACACGTAGTTGATGGCTCAACTGTATTTGGAAGTCGTTCTGATTGTCTGTAAAACTGAAACGTATTGAGGTACTCCATCATTAAGTAGAGAGACGCATAGACGTTCATGATGGCATTACTACCAAAGTTGATCCAGTCTGAAATAAGATTATCACCCTGCCCAATTTCCTGATAATAGATGAAGTTTGGATCATACTGCGAGCATGCAAGGGGTGCACGCGGTAGAGAATCAAAGCGGAGACGAATCACATAATCGTAAACAACCCTGTTCTCATTTCCATAGACTTCCTTGAGTTCATTGCATTTATAGATTGAGTAGTACATACTTGTCATTTGCTTGATCATGTGTTCCTTATGTTGCTGTCTGGTCCACTCCTTGTGCTTGTTCATCTCTATAAAGTTGTTTAGGCGTTTATCGGAGACGTTAAGAAGCGGGCGAGAAAAATTGCGAGGAGGTTCAACCAAATATCGAACCGGATTATATGCTTGAAGAACACGCATGTCTATATCTGGTTCAAGAGCACAGTGACCATTATCTGCGTGTGATTTTTCCATATATAGAGCATTCTTATCGAAATGCATATGGATAAACACATCCGCGTCGTTGGGTTCAATGATGAACTTCTTAATGTATGGAAACGTCTCAAGAGCACGCCTAGGTTGACCAGATATACAGACTGCAACTTTCATTGTGTAGTTACATGAAGGTATCTTTAATCCATTTCCACACTCCCTGTTTTGCATCTGGACTCTCTATGAACGGTAGAGTTCCAACGACGAGTGCAAATGTGACCGATCGGAGATCTTCAATTGATATATGTCTCTTATGAACATGCTGCATGAAATGATCTAACAGTTCCTTGTGATTCATTGGGAGGTTATCTCCATTCAGCACGCTGTCATATCCCAAAAAGGACTGATAGAGTTTTCCATAGTCGTAGAGTCTATCACCCCCCGTTGTCAGAACGCCGTCAACAACTCCCTTCATATCAATAACTTTTATCGTCCCAGTTGAGAACTCTTCAATCATATTGCTGAACCAGAGATCTCCGTGTATAAACGAAACAATCTGACTGTCAGCAGAAAGGTACCTTTCCAGTTTTTCTAGACATGCCGATTGAATATCTGATGAGTCTTCGAACGGGTAATCCTCTGTACGTTCAAACCGTTTCTTCAGTTTGACTACATAGTTTCTATACACATGATCGCGTGTGATGTTTGTGGTTCCTCCCCGGTTGTGCAGGAGATCCATAAAGTCAAATATCTTATCGATCCTTTCTGTTGAAAGCAGTCCTGACTTGTACAGTGTATAGACCGGAACACCCGCAATATGATGTATCCGTAGACACCCCTCTTCATAACTGACAAACCCCGGAAAGTATGAAGATATACTCGAAGGCTTGGGAATAGACTGATAATAGAATGCTTCTCCACGCAAAAATTCATGCAACCCTCGTTTTGTAACGACCGAACCTTCTACGGTAAGTGTATTGTGTTTGTTTGGCGATAGAGAATTCATAGGTGGATTAGGAGTGACCGGGCCTATATACCCCATGCTGGAGATATCCTGCCTGTACGGATTTACAGCTCGGTCGTCGATATAGATATCGGCATACGGCTTTCCAAAAATCAGTTCATCATAGGGTATGTTAAACTTGTCTAGTGTATCAAACGTAATTCGTCCTATATCTCGGCATACTGCTCCGACGTTGTACGCGTGGGTCTTCATACGTCGAGCAGTGTGTATAATTATGGTATGTCCCTCTGACTTCATTTTCCTTGCAAGGTCAATCATTGGCTGTACAGGAAGAACACTCGTATAGTCTCCAGAAATACGAGGGTATGTTACCAATGTATTGTCAAGATCAAAACATACCCGCATGTGTGGCTTCGGAATATAGGTCCAAGTATCACGCAGTTCTTTCAAGGACCCGATATGACGAATTTTACCTGGAAACTCAACGCCATAAATAAGGTCGCCAGACTGTAACATCGACTGAAACGCCATAGACATATACAGTTCCTTCTCTCCAGTTCTAGACAGAATATTCGTAGCAACTGTTCGAAACTGTTCCATCGATTTGAATCCGTAGACCCCGCAACAGAATAAATCAGAGATCCGCTGTTTTTCCTTAAAACACGTCACCCGCGATTCCTTATCAATTGTCAAAAAACTAAAGGCTTCTGATGTAGACGTATCGCGTGCATATCCTAGGAATGCATGATCCTTACGATCGAATAGTCCAACTGGAAAATTGTAAAGAACATCGTTATCAAGAAAAACGATATTTTCGTCTGAATCGGGAAAGTCCCGGGTTCCAAGGAAGGCCGATTCAATAGGACCACGAGTGAAATACGGAAGATAACTGAAGGTGCACGTCTTCGTCTTGAACTCGTTGATTACAACCTCTTCAAAATTGTACTTGCGAAGGTGCGGAGCAACAATAAAATGAAGGGTGTCCACCGGGATTGATGAAAGAGCGAACGAAATAGATGGCTTACCGTAGATCATATTCAGTGGTTTTGGCAGTGAATAGTCTTCAAGGCGAGTTCCAGACCCGCCACAAAGTATAACAACTTTCATTGGTGTAATATGTGAACACGGCGTAAAATAGTTTACGATGCCAACTGCACAGTATACAATGGAGTTCTACATCCTAACCCATAACAACCTCTTTTGTGTAGAGTATCAAGTCAAGACCATCAGGCAATTCTGTAAGGATCCATTTCATATTATCATTCTCGATTCGAACTGTGGGGAGTATCCACATGTTTCGCAGAAACTGAAACAACGGTGTGATACGTTAAATGTTGAGCTCATAGTGCTACCAAATCTGTTGGCAATGCACGGGCAAAATGGGTCGTTGATTCTAGGAACAAAACTTAACTATGTGTACCATGAAATTGTAAAAAAGCGTGAGCCAAAGTATTTTGCATTCCTAGACCAGGATATGTTTATGTTCAAACCGTTCAGTATCATTCCGTTTCTTGATCAGTACGGCATGTGGGGAGATGTTGACGAACCCAGTAATGCCAAAACTCCTTCACTGAATAAGTTCGATATTGTGAACGGACCATGGTTCCTTCATCCGTGGCTATCTTTTTACAGGTACGATTTCGTAAAGGATTATTCCCTCGATTTCATGCCATGTGAACATTTTGATACCGGTGGGAAGTTATGGGAAACTCTTGTATCTAAACGTGGACTCGATAAGGGAGATTACTGGTTTCGAGAAAATATCCAGATGTTATTTCCATTTGAAGAAATATCAAACGCCGGACCTCACCCATATGAAACGCACTATTTCATATTTGGAGGCAAAAAGGTATATGGTCAGGTACAGGTCAACAATGGATTTATCCACATGCTGAACAGTCCGAATGATTTACTCCACCCGAAGGTGGCCTATGTCAAGGGATTCTTAGACGCTTGTTTACAGACAAATTAGAACACTACCACCACACACCACCAAACAGTACCACCACCGTGTAACTGTTTAGTTGGAGTACGCGAGGCCGCCCATGCCGGACATGACGCGGAGCACGTTGTAGTTGACGGCGTAGATGCGGACCTTCGCCGTACGCTGCTGCTGGACCGTGTTGACGGACAGCGTGAGGTTGAGCGTGGCCTTGTCGATACGCGAGAAGTTGCACGTGCCGCTGGGCTGGTGCTCCTCGGGCTTGAGGGCGAAGGAGTACACGTTGATGCCCACCGACGGCGTGCGGGTGTGGTGCTGCCACGGCTGCACCTTGTCGAAGTAGCGGCCCTCACGCTCGTCGAAGCGGTCCTGGCCGTTGAGCTGCACCTTGGCGACCTCCACGGGGTTCTTGCCCTCGCACTTGACGTTGGAGGCGAGGATGACCTTCGCGAGCAGGTAGTTGGTCGTGCCCTCAAAGAAGTTGTCCGCCTGGATCGTGCCATCCGAGCCGTAGATCTGCGAGCCCGTAGACAGGCCGGCACCCGAAGAGGCACCGACACCCTGCAGGTAGGGGGCGTTCTGGCCGCCGAACGCACCGGAAGGAGCACCCGCACCCGACGAGAGACTCCACGTGGGGACAGCCCCATCAGCGGTGCCGTTCGTGGCCAGGGCACCGCGGCCCAGGACCGCCGTCACGATGCCCTCCGTCGACCAGTCATCGGAGTAGTTGAAGGGCTGCTGGCCCAGGGCCTCCTGAATCCACGGCGTCGGGGGGGCGTTGCAGTCGACGAACGAGTCACGCTGGACAATCCACACCAGCTCCTTGACGGGGTGGTTGAAGTTCATCTGGATCTTGTTCGAGGAGGCCGTGACCGTCTCGTCGCCCGTGAACTGGAGCTGGTCAATCAGGTACTCGTGCGACTGCTGGGCAAACCGGCGACGCTCCTCCGTATCGAGGTAGACGTAGTCAATGTACAGCGACGCGGCAACCAGCTGGAGCTGGGACACGGCCGTGACACCGTTGCCCAGGTTGATCGTGGACGGGTACGTCGGCAGGGTGCCGTAGGCGTCCTCCTGGGCGACATCGGCGTAGCAGCAGTTGTAGTTCTGCTCGAACTCGACATTGATGCGGACCTCGTGGTACTGGAGGGCGATCAGCGGGATGGCCAGGCCGGGGTTGCGGCAGTACCAGAACTGCAGGGGGATGTACAGCGTCTTCAGCGGCGTGCCGGCACGGGACAAGCACGAGTTGGTGGCCTCCGAGGCGGCACACGTGGCGTCCAGGGCGACACCAGCGGCGTCCTTCAGCAGCACGAGGTCGGCCGAGTTGCCCACCATGTCGTCGAACGACACCTGGGTGCCCAGGGGCTGGGTCAGCTGCGTCCAGATCTGCATCCAGTCGCCGTACTGGCGGTCAATGCGGGAGCCGCCGATCTCGATCTCGACCTGCTTGATCAGGCGGTGGCCGACGTAGTTCAGCCAGCGGAAGCGAGTGTTGGGCACCAGCAGGTAGATCTGGGGCAGCGTCACCTGGATGTACGTGCGGTACATCAGATCGGCGTTACGGCTGATGACAGCCGTGACACGGCGGCCGAAGTCGGCCTGGCCGTTGAACGTCACCTCAATCGCCTCCATGGCGAAGTTGGTGTGACGCTTGTACAGCACCTTCCAGAACGTAATCTGGGGGTTGCCGGAGATATAGATGTCCTGGGCACCGTACGAGACGAGCTGCATAAGTCCACCTCCCATTGTTGTTTATGCTCCTTACTGACATTATTTTTTTCTCACGGACAGCGGCACGGCGGGTTTCCCTCCACCGCGTGCGTTGGGGTATAAGATATTTTTTTCTCTTCTATTACGGAAAATGGTAGACGTGTTCCTGTTTCCGACATCAAATGTTCTGATCAATACGTTCCTCCGGTCGATCATTGTCATCCTCGTTATGATCATGGGGTTTCAGACATCGTGGTACGAAGCCTACTGGGGTGCAGTCATTCACGATGCCATATCTCTTTTCATCGTTCGGTCGTACATCGGGTAGGAATAATCCGCGTTCAGTATAATTAATGAGTGGTGCAACCATAGCATACTCATCGAACATTGCATCCAGTTTAAACGGAGATCAGATTTCAGCGATGTGTATCGCTCCTTCCTTATTCGGCCTTAGGTCGTACTGGAACAATTTCTTTTTCGGGACATCGAACGGAAACCTCTACAACTTCAACGAAGGCACGAACACTATTCGTCAAGTTAGTATTTCAGGGTATACTGGAACACTGAACGGACCAATAACCGCATTAACAACCGACCCTGCTGGAAAGTACCTGTTTCTCGGATCTCCGTCCGATGGAAAACTCCTACGCCTCGGGCTTTCACAGTTCAATCGTACCGGGGCGATGAGCGTAGACAGCAACATCTACGTTCATGGCACAAACACAGGGGGAATCGTAGTAAACTCACAGAATACAGTGTACTTTATAACTGCCAACGGTAATGCTATTTCGACGGTCAACAATTACGGTCTTGGTCTTGTCAATCTCGTGTATCAACAGGCTGTTGGATCGAACTCACTGTTTGCAAGTGTGGCTTTGACCCAAGATGCGACACGCCTGTTTACGGTGGATTACTATACTGGAAACCTTTACTACTACGATTTCATATCTGGCCAAACCACGTTGCAGGAACGCACTGTCGCATCTGTAGATAGTCGTATTCAAGGTCTGGCACTTCTGTCGTCCAACGATATCCTGTTCACGAAAACGCGATCAACTGTTCCGGGAGTGTACCTCTATGATATTGAAATGGCTACAAGTGTACTTGTTGCCGGAGGAGGAAGTAATACGTTAGGAACTTCAGCAAGGGGGTATCAATTCATAAACCCGAACCAGATCGTACTTGATCCCAACGGAAACTTATACGTTACCAGCCTCGACCCTTTCAGCAATCAATTATTTACCAAAATTGAGTTCCAGCCCTTTGTGCGGTCTACAATTGCTGCCCAGGTACCTCAACAGAAATTCGCAAACTGCGGACTTCCCCTGCCTGGATTCTGCAAGAAGGCCGTCATCCCGTTTAATCCGAGAGAATACTGGGGCTTTGCTCCCGCTCAGAGAATTCCCACCAAACGTGCATCACCTGCCGACGTTCGCTTATCATGTATCAACGTCGCAACTATTCTGTGTCCTACTATTCCTCCAAGCCGTGTATTTCCTGGTGGCAGCAATCCTCCTCCTCCTCCTGTAGACCCTGTCTACCCAGTAGAAACCGCAACGGCACAGTACACTCAGGGGTTCGTAAGTACCGGGACGATGACCTCCCTGCGGCCTCCATCCACAATTTCAGTTGTAACTGTACCCGACGCACAGAACACGCGTGTCATTACCCCGCTCGTATTTGGACCCCAGGGGTACATTTACTCGATGACTCGTTCTGGGGTTTTGACGGTGCTCACAACGTCTGGTCAAACAGTTGCTCCTTCTGTGCAATTTACGTTCAGTCAGCCGTCAGCCGTATCAACTCCCGTGGTCGTATCTGCAACCGGTCTTGCAGCCTTCGTAACGGATCCTGGCCTGTTGATTGTCATAAATCAGAACGGGACCCTTGTATTTAATTACGCTCTCAACCAACAGATTGCTGGTGCACCCGTGTTCATAGATACACAGTCTCTTCTTGTTTTGGCATACGGTAACTCGATTACGGCCTGGAACATAGCAGGCTGGAGTGAAGTATGGACATCGGGTCTCGCCAACGATCAATTCAAGAGTTCGTTAACAACTGATGGCATATCTGTTTTTGCTGGAACTGTCGGAGGAAACGTCGTATCGTACAGCGTGAATAACGGCTCGTTTTATTGGTCTTATTCTACTGGAAGCACACTTCCAATTCAACAACCTCCGTTCATCAGTGGAAATTTACTGGTAACGTTCAAGACATCAAATATTTACGTTATAGACAAGACCACAACGAGAGGAGGAGGAGCCAATGATACTATTATCACACTTTCGGGGATAGGAACTGTCCAGTCAACACCCCTGTTATTTACTGACCAAGTAGGTACGACATGGGTGTATTTCACAACGACATCGAATCGGCTACACGCAGCTGGAGGATTTCTAGGAGTCGCGAACCCGTACATTGATTCGAGCGGAGGCAATGTCAGCCAGTATTGGCGTTCGAGCGAATCGAACATTTTGTCAGGAACGACTCCCGTCATAGATGGAACCAATGCGTTGTATGTGTGTGGAACTCCAGGGTTTGTGTACAAGTACATACAGCCTACGACGTATCCTAGCACTGTCATCGCCAGCAATACTACCAACGGCACAGTGTACAATAACGTATCAGGAAGTATTTTTACATCTCCTATTCTGAGCAGCCAGAACCAGTTGTCGTTCACCTCGTTTGATGCATCATACAGGAACTACATCTACACAATATCTTCTGCCTAATGAATAATGTCATCTTCCGGCCAAACTGCGGTTGCCGCTCTCATCGATATGGCCAAATCCAAGGGTATTGAAATTCCGTCTGGGAACCGCCCAGAGTGGCTGGTGACCCTGCTGCACAAGTACGGTTCAGCGGCAAAGGCGGGAGTCCCGGCATCCGCGGATGAGCTTCTAGCTACACTTGCGGGAGTTTACAGTGCGGGGTGTGACCCCGATCTAGCGGATGTCATGTCCGAGGCGATTGTCGGGTTGGGTGTCCCCGAGCCAGGTGCGTCGGGCGGCCGCAGGCGGCGTGGTCGGAAGGTTGGCGGTGGCTTCCGTGAATTAGGAGGTGCGATCGCGAAGTTCTTTACGACACAGTGCCGTCGCGGAGCCACCACAGTTGACAAGATCACCACCGATATGGCGGAGGCCATTGAGGCAAAGAGTGCGGAGGCTGAGTCCAAGCCGGTGGATATTGTAGGGGCTCTCAAGTGGGCGTCAGCTGCAGGGGCAGTGGTGGTAGGAGTCAACGAGGGTCTGCGAACGGCCGTGGTCAACGGCCTCATCAACGTTTCCGCTGCCATGCCTACTTTTGGAACGTTGTTGACCAATACCCTGTCTGCTCTTGAGTTCTCTGCTCAGGTTGCGGCTGGAAGCGGAGTGATTGCGGGACAGACAGGTGTGGCTCTGTTCTGCGTCTACATCGTCTACATCCTGCGTGAGAAGCTCATTCAGGGTGGAAAAAGCCTCTTGTCGCTGGACGGCAAGACGATCTGGGAGGCGATCAAGCCCCTGGTTACGGACTCCAAGTTCAAGGAGTTGATGGCGGATCAGGAAAAGGAGCGTCAGGCCATTGCTATCCTGGACGCCGAGTTGGATTCCATGAAGCGTG